CCTATCAATGTTTATAGTTTTAATCTTTTAGCCAAGCAGTATATGACTGCACAAACAATCTTTACTAAGACGGTATCCTAATGAAAGTTGAAGATTTAGATGTACTTAGACCTGAACCAAGAATAGTCCATATAGGGGGCAAGGATATTGACGTATCCTTTGTTCCTTGTGGAATTACTTTTGATGTAGATGCAATTGTAAGAGAACTGCAAGGAATGGATCAAAATAAATTGTTAGAAAATGGACCTGAAACTAAAAGGGCTTTTGAATTATCTGTAGAATTGTGTTCAGTATTTTGTTCACATAATTATCCTGAATTAGATAAAGAGTGGTTTTTTCAAAATACTGATGCAAATCAGATAAAACAATTTTCAACTGCTATTAAAGATGCTCTAGTTAAAGCTTATGCTGGAATAGAGAATAATTCAAAAAATCAGAGGGCTCCCAAGATGAAGGAGAACAAGTAATTCATCTTGGGAGCCTATTTACAATGATGGCTTTTTTATATTCATGGGCGACTAAAGAATATTTATTGTGGAATATGACAATTGGGCAAATAATTATGTATCATAATAGAGGCGTAGATTTAAAATGGCCTGATCCTAACAAGACTTCAAATGGCCCTGGATTATTGAATAAAAGTGCATCTGAATTAAGAAAAATGCGAGATGATATATTATCTCAAATGGATCAAGAAAAGTCAGATAAAACCAAGGAAGCCATGAAGGCAAAATATGGAGATGTGTAAATGAAAAATATACAAGAAAACATCCATGGCTAACACACTCGGAGATATGGTTGTTGCCATAACTGGTGATACCAGCAATTTTAATCTTTCTATAGATGCAGCTGGAAAAAAGTTGGATTTACTCGCGCAAATAACTGCTAAAAGTGCAGTTGAAATGTCTACATCATTTAAAAAAATAGATAATGAAGCAAAATTATGGGGTAATAGTACTGATTTAATAGCACAAAAACAAAAAGCCTTGAAAGATGAAATGACTAATTTAATGAATCAAGGTTTTGATCCCATGAGTGCTAAAGTACAAAGTTTAAAAACTCAATATAGCGCTTTAGGTGATGAGGCTTTAGCATTAGAAAAGAGTCAAGTATCATTAAAGAATAATCTAAAAGAATTTGGTTCACTCATGACTGGATTAGGCGTTGGATTAACGGCAGGTGTGACTGTACCTATAATTGGTATGGCTAAAGCTGCTATTGCTTCTTCCGCGCAAATGGAAATGCTTCAGGCATCATTTACTACCTTTTTAGGTAGCGCAGACCAAGCCGCAGTATTAATGAATAATTTAATTCAAATGGCTGCTAAAACACCATTTGTAACTACAGATTTAGCTAGTGGTGCTAAAATGCTATTGCAATATGGTATTGCTACTCAAGATGTAATTCCTGATTTGAAGATGCTAGGTGATGTATCTTCGGGCAATACTGAAATATTTAATAGATTAGTTTATGCTTTTGGACAAATAAATTCAACTGGCAGATTAATGGGTCAAGATTTGCGTCAAATGACTGAGGCCGGATTTAATCCATTATATATAATAAGTCAAAAAACTGGTGAAAGTTTTCAATCATTACAAAAAAGAATGGCTGCTGGTGGAATATCTGCCGGTGAAGTTGCCGAAGCATTTAAAATTGCTACAAGTGAAGGTGGAAAATTTTATCAGGGAATGGAAAGAGGGAGCTTAACTTTTACAGGATTGGTTTCCACACTAAAAGATAATATAGGAATAATGGGTAGATCAATATCAGATCAATTTATACCTGGATTAAAAGAAATAATTAAATCATTAAGTGGAATGACTCAATGGCTGACAGCATTAAATCCTAGTACTAAATCATTTATAGTTATCATGGGAGCATTTGCAGCTGCCGCTGGCCCTGTTGCATTAGGCATAGGATTAATTTCTAGTGCAATTGCTACAATGGATGTTGCAACTAAATCATTAATGCTTACTACAGGTCCAGTTATTTTAGCTATTGGGGCAGTTGTTGCTTTAGTAGCATTAATTGGTACAAAAGCTGCTGAATCTAAAAAACAATTAGATGATTTATCCACTGCCACATCGAAGATAGGAACATCTGATCCAGCCATATTGAATAATGCATTGGTTGAAGTAAATAAACAGATACAGGCACAAAAAGATTTGATTGGTTTAGCAAAAATGAGAAAAGAATCTTTAGCTGCCGTTCCTGATTTAGAAAAAAAGTTAGCAGATTTAGAGCAAACTAGAATAGGAATATCTAGTACATTATTTCAAGTATTAAAGAAAGGAGAAAATTCTAATTTAACGGACGTGCAAACATCTATTGAAAAAGAAGATGAATGGACTACAAAAAGAAAGGCCGCTGAAGCCGCATTAACTCATGAATATGCTTTAATTGATGAAAAGCAAAAAGCTGCTTATATTAGTGGTGAAGCTTATGATGCTCAATCTGAAAAAAGAAAAGCATTATTAGAAACTTTAAATAAAATGTTAGAACAAGGCTTTACCGTACAAGGTGCTGGATACCAAACTATTCTGCAAGCTAATTTAGATGTAATGAACGGTGAAGAAGCTCGTTATGAAGCACTAAATAGAATGGGCAAGGAATATGCTGATAGCCAAATAGAAAATAATGCCAAAATAGCTACTGCTGAACAAGCCCAAGGCCAAGCATTAGAAGTTCAAGGTCAAACATATATTGATAATCAAAATAGAATAAAAGTAGCAGAACAAGCTAAATGGAATGCCTTAAATAAGATGGGACAAGATTACATAGATAATGAAAATAAGACAATTAATCTATCATTAGATATTGCTACTACAACATTATCTGTTATGGATGCTATAAAAAATGGAATTAATTCTAAAGATCCCTTAGGTGGATTGATTAAAACTATAGAAACTGTAACGGCTTCTATGGGACCTGAAGGTAAATTAGTAAGTACTATAATGCAAATTGGCACTTCATTTGTCGATATAATGAGATCATTAAATGATGATATTCAAGGAATATTGGGCAATTCCACTAAAGAAACACAAGATTTTGCCATGAATATAATGAATATAAATGAACAAATACTTAATGCTAAAATGCAAAATAATAGGGATCAATTGGCGGATGATCTTGCATTAATTGATGCTGAAGAACAAGCCGCTCTTAAAGCTGCCGGATTTAAAACTAAAACCGCGAAAGAACAATTACAAGATCAATTAGCAACCGCTATAAAAAATGGTGATCTTGCAACTCAAGCAACCTTAAAGAATGAAATAGCTAAACAAACAATAATTGATACTTATGAAGCCAAAAAAGCTGCGGCACAAGCTATTGCTGATGCTGCATATAAAAAAATGGTGCATGATAAGGCTGTACTAGATCAAAAAATTGCAATTGCACAAACAGAAATAGCAAAACAAGAATCAATTGCCAAATTACCATGGTGGGATTTTTTAACAGGTTGGAGCCAAAGAAAACAATTAGATAGTTTATATACTGATTTAATTTCTGCAATACAAGCAACACCAATCCCTGCTGCTGCAAATGGTGCAATAGTTAATCCTACTCCTGGCGGGACGGTGATTCGTGTTGCAGAAGCTGATCAACCAGAAGTTATTTTCCCATTAGATAGATTGGAAAGTTTCTTATCAAAAGGATTCAACACAAATAATATGAACACTAATGAAAATGAAGGGAATATAAATCTAGTTGTTACTCTTGATAGTAAACCATTCTTGGATAAGATATTTCCAGCAACTAAAAACAGAACTGTATTAATTAGTCAAGGAGCAGTAGTATGAGAATAGCATATGAAAATATTATTGATGATTTAAATGCCTCAACGTTGACTGCTTTAACTACTGCAACTGGATATTCTATATTAGATGTTCAAGATCAGAGATTGACCACTCAATGGCGAAGCGGTTCTTTTGTTGTGGGGGCATCTGCACAAACTATAACTATTGACTTTGGTTCCGCTAAAAAAATAAATACTGTTGCTATTTTAGGGCATGATCTATCTTTAGGCGAATTCCAAAATATTCAGCGTTTAGGATCAGAAATATATGTTCAAAGTTTAGCTTCGTTAGGATCAGGAATAGTAATAGCCGGTACTGCCGCTACTGGGCAAATATATAGATCATTGGATTCCGGCTCTAGTTGGACTAATATTCAGCGTTTAGGATCAGAAACACAGATATTAAGTTTAGTATCGTTAGGATCAGGGATAGTAATAGCCGGTACTTATCCTACTGGGCAAATATATAGATCATTGGATTCTGGTTCTAGTTGGACTAATATTCAGCGTTTAGGATCAGAAACACAGATATTAAGTTTAGTATCGTTAGGATCAGGGATAGTGATAGCTGGTACTGGAGCAACAGGTCAAATATACAGATCATTGGATTCTGGTTCTAGTTGGACTAATATTCAGCGTTTAGGATCAGAAACATATGTATATAGTTTAGCTTCGTTAGGATCAGGAATAGTAATAGCTGGTACTGCCACTACTGGGCAAATATATAGATCATTGGATTCTGGTTCTAGTTGGGCTAATATTCAGCGTTTAGGATCAGAAACATATGTTAATAGTTTAGCATCATTAGGATCAGGAATAGTAATAGCTGGTACTGCCACTACTGGTCAAATATACAGATCATTGGATTCTGGTTCTAGTTGGACTAATATTCAGCGTTTAGGATCAGAAACATATGTTAATAGTTTAGCATCATTAGGATCAGGAATAGTAATAGCTGGTACTGCCACTACTGGGCAAATATATAGATCATTGGATTCCGGCTCTAGTTGGACTAATATTCAGCGTTTAGGATCAGAAACACAGGTGCCGAGTTTAGTATCGCTAGGATCAGGAATAGTAATAGCTGGTACTGGAGCAACAGGTCAAATATATAAGTCGGAATTATATATCACAATTATGGGAAATGCTGTGAATTCATGGACTGCACCATCTGTTATTGAAACATTATCATGGAATGAAGGTGCAATACTTAAATTTATAACTGATGCGCATTATCAATATTGGAGATTTTCAATAGCAAACTCTAGTAATTCTAATGGTTATGTACAAATAGGCAGATTATGGTTAGGAGATTATATTACCATTGATCCTTCATCATTATTAGATTTTAAAGTAATAAAGAAAAGATCAGATCAGGTTATTTATGGACGCAATAGACAAAAATGGGCAAATATAGGAGTAGGATGGAGACAATTTACATTTAATTTTCCACCTACACAAGAAGCTACATTACAACTAATTCAAAATATGTATGATACTGTAGGCAATCATAGTTCATTTATTTTCTGTAATTTCGATACCATTCGCGATTATAAATTAGTAGAGCCTTGTTATGTATCAATAAATGGGGATTTAACTTTCTCACATGATAATAGAATGAAGTTTACTTATCAATTAATTATGGAAGAGGATAAATAATGTCTTTTTCGACTGATATTACAAAATCAGTTTCTGATTTTAGAATATTGATTCATGTCGATAGCAAGGATGGAAATTATGCCGGAAGATTTTCATTTGATTCTTTTACTCCAATAGGTAGTGTAGTTCCTTACGATGGAAGAGTTCGTCAGGCACCCAGTATTTCAATTAATAGAGACTCTAATCAATTTGGAATATTAGTGTATTCCTCATCTGGTTTTACATTAAATAATGCTGATGGTTTATTTGATACATTGATTGAAAACTATAATGTGATTGGTGCTACTTTTAGATTATATATAGGTTATGTTGATTTGAATATTTCAGAATATGTAAATATATATACTGGGTATATTGAAAGCATAAATATTGATGAAAATGAAGCATCATTTTCCGTAGCAGATTTAAGGAAAAGATTACAAACAGGAAATAGTACTGATATTAGTTTTGTTAATTCAGTACAGGGAATTGAAAATATATTATTGGGTAACTATGCAATAACGGCAGGAAGCACTTATTTTGATGTTAGTGCAATGACTGCGGCGAAATCATTAGCTTATGATGTTATTAGGGAAGCGCCAGTTAATGATACTGTAGAAGCCGCGATAAGTGATTGCGTTATAAGTACAATGGGATTCTTTTTTATAACTGGGGATGGAAGATATAGTTATAAGATGGTTGATATTGCAGCAACATCAGTAGGTACAATTAGTCATTATGATATTATAAATCCAATATCTATTAATTATGATAGTTCTGGAATTATTGCTAGTAGTAGTGTTAAAGCCCCAAATTACCCCCCACAATTTTTAGCAACACACTCTAGTATTTTTGTAGTAGCCACCGCATTTACAACTGTTTTTGAATGTACGTTACCCAATAATGGGGCTTTAATCGGGGTTTCTTTGCCCACTACATCAACATTAAATGTTTATTCTAGTTATGATCATTGTAAAAGTATGGCAAATATAAGTAACCTATCTTTATCAAATCAAAATTTTACTTCTTTACAAAGACTAACAAATGATTATATTTTATTGGGTACATATTCATCAACTGATGTTGGAATTTTATATAGAAGCACTGATTATGGTTCCACGTGGAGTAGTATAGTAACATCAAATAGTATAATGAGAATAACAAAAGATATAAATGGTATTTGTTATTTTTCCAATTCTATATCTAGTTCAGTTAAAAGTATATATAAAAGTGTTGATTATGGTAGTTCCTTTTCTTTAGTATATAATACATTACCAAATGAATCTATAGATCAAATTGAAATTGGTAATACGGCTAGTACCGTAATTATGACTAAGAGTCCATCTATAACAAGTACTTCAGTTTCAATATATAGATCCGTTGACTTTGCTTCTTCATTTACTCAAATAATGACAATATCTGAAACATCAATAACATTAAATACTTCAATATTATATCTAAATGGAATTTTTTATATTTCTGTTATTTTTGATAATTCAATTGCATTATATCAATCATTAGATGATGGTATTACATGGACAACTTTCTATACGTTTTATGATGCAAAAAATTTAAGAAGCGGAATTTATAAATTACGTTATGATAATAATATGGATTTATTTGGTATAAATGTTGATGGTTTATTATATAAATCTGAAAAATCATTTGATAACAAAAATATAATTTCAACAATTTCTCCTATATCTTATGATTCAACTATTAGATTTTATTTAAATTTTGATGATGGCACAACAGTTTATAATAAAAAAGATGTTGGAGTTGTTATAACAAAAATCGATCCAACAAAACTATATTATATTAATAATACATATAAAGCCTCTACGTATTCACAATATGGAATAGACACATTACAACATTTTAATACAGTATTAACTAACTATTCAGATGCACAAACATTAGGAACTGATTTAATTGAATACTATAAAGATTTACATGGGACTTTTTCTATTCAAGTTCCTGTAAAATACTATACTGTAAATATAGGAGATAATGTCGATGTTGAAATATGGAGGGAAAGGCAACAATTCTTAGGAACTAAAAAATGCGAGGTAATGGGAAAAAGTTATAACTTAGAAAATGGATTTATAAACTTTGATTTGAGAATAATTTAAGGAGAATGCTATGGACGATGTGTGGATTGTCATTAGAGATGCAGCATTAGTC